TATAACCTTAATAGTTTATTGTAATTAACTAAGCATAGCTTAGATAATAACCAAAAGTTTATAAGTAATACTATGTATCCGAAACACAAATTCATACTGTGCTTCGCTATATTTCTTGAACATACACTCTGTAATTTCATTTTGTAATACATTGAATAAGAATGTATGTTTTCTATCATTCTTATAAAAGATGATTCTGCCATCCTCAATACTTCCCGACACTTTCTTTTCAGCAAGTCTTGATAACAACATATAGGGATTCTCAATATAAATATCCATGTGGATTTCTGATAATCTCAGAATTGTTGACTGCAAAACTTTTAAATCATTATCATTTGCAAATCCACAATTCTTATAATTTTCAATCTGACTCATAGAATTGACTCCTTTCAACTAGACAAGAAGTTTTAGATGTGCTAAAATATGGTTGCACAAATATACCTCTTGTTGGTAATTTAGATGCTGCCTTCGATAGTCGCTCGCCAAAGTCATTATCGAAGGTATTTTTTATTGTATGGACATAATACCATAAATCAAAATGTTTTGCAAGATTATTTCGAACAAGTGTTCTGTCTTATTCTTCGAAAACATCAATATGTCCTTTAACTATTTCTCTAAAAGCTCTAACTTCGTTGTTATAATTACATCTTTCCAGCTCTTCAGAAATAATCCTGTGTATTGTTCTGTCTTTCTCTTCTCTTCCAAAGGCTTCCTGTAATGTTATATCATGTTCTGCAAAAATGTTTTTCAACCTGTACATGATACCACTGATATATAATTGCATTGGAAGTAAATTATATTCGACATACTCTTCAGAAATCTTTCTCAATTTATTATAGTAACTAAATTTAACATTTGGAGAATCATTTCTACTTTCCAACTTAAAAACTGTATCTGGATAATCGCCATGCACTTTCATTTCAAATACTCCATAACGATTTTTGCGTTCCCATGTATCAGTTTGAGATAATTCAATCAAATCTCCACATAATTCAGATGAAATTTCTAAATCATATCTATGTCCATTTGATTCTTCTAATGTAACTTTATTTCCTTGAATGTGAGAACCCCTAAGATTCTTTATTACACTCATATCATTATTATAAATTCCTTCATATAGACAGGAAAATAATGCTTGATAATATAACGTATTTAATGGTTCAAAACATTTTATGTCATGAATCACTTCTAAATATTTTTTATGAGATATAAATTTCTGTTCTGCTTTAGGTTTAGCTTTCATCCATAACACTGACCTGTCCATTGATTGAATCATTTGGTACAGATTATCATTATCAACCAGTCCATCATTTTTTAGCCATTTAGCGTATAACGATAATACATAACATATTGTAGTTATATCTTTTTGACTTTTTGGTTTTGAATCCAATATTAGATTCTCCAATTGGATTAGATTGTAATTGATGATGCCATTCCAGTCATGTTTCGAATTAATTATCGCTGCTTTAACAACCTTTTCCGTATTAGGAGATTCTATTGAGTTTATGAATCTATCTACATTACTCATGATATACTCCTTTCTTTTTCGTTGTTGTTCTTTTATTTCAGCTAATATTATTATACGTAAATTGCCTTAATTTTAGGAACTAACAACCAGATATTTTTTTATTTTTTCTGTAGAGATATGTATTTCATCTCTGTATCTATATATTAGCATACATGAGTGTAGTTGTCAACAACATTTATGGTATTTTTACCAGAAATCTTACCGTCTAACCAGACACAACTCCATATCCTTCATTGGGTTTACAGGTTACAACAAGCTCAACACCATATGCCTTTTCTATCTCTTTAATATGGTCTATTCGCCTTAAAATAATACTTTCATGTACATTGGTATATAATACCATGTACTTTCTACCAGAATTAAAATCTGGATTTGCTCTCAACTCTTTGGACAATTCAAAACAAATAGCCTGTAAGAACTCTTCAAATGTATCTGCATCATAAATAACTGCATCTGGAACTGTATTTAATTCTTCTTTATATGACACAACTTTTACACCATTTTCTTTTGCCAACATACCAACAATATATGCTTTACCAGCAATGCCCTTTAAAAGTAACATATAATCTCCCTTCAATGTATAACCTTAACAGATAGGAAGGGCGGTAACATTACCGCTATTCCTACTATTATATATTTTACGCTTCATGCTCTTCTGAATCTGCCATAATGCTTTCAGCAAAGCTTTCGTATCCATCATTTATATCATCTTCAGAATCAACGGTTTCTGCTGCTCCTTTTACGGATTCAGAATCAACTTCCTCATTAACTTCCGTATTATCTTCAGCTCCATCCTCATCCATTTTAAAGAACTCTGCATAGCTGTCTGCTAATGCCTTATCTCTTGTCTGGATATTCATATTCTTAGATACACCAGAGGTGGCTGCCATATTGTAATCTTCAGATACGCTTGCACCATCATCTGTCTTAAAGAAATCTACAATCCAGTCTGCCATAAGGTTTTCATCAATACCAGCTTCTACAGCCTTTTTAAAATAAGGAATGAGCGATACCATATGGGTTTCAGTAAACAGTTTCTTAGCAACCTTTTTCTCTTTACGTTCAATCAGATTGTAATGAGTATCAAAGATAAGGTCAAACACTTCAATCAGTGCTAACTTCTCAGTTTCAGTAATCTCTGTGTTTTCAAGCAATGGATTAAATACTTTACTTTCAAAAGATACATCCTGAATATCCTGATTCATCATACACCAGCATTTCATGACCAACGCTGCCTGATTCTTATTTTCAATAGCCTTTTCAGTAAGCATACCATCTACTGAACTGAATAACTTATGAGAACCAATATTCAGTAATCCTTCAATATCTTTGCAAGATGCAAGTGTTCTTGATTTTGCACTTAACGGTTTACCAGCATTTAATCTCTTGAAAAGCTCTTTGGACTCTTCGTTTGTCAGGTTATCAAAGTAAATAACACTGATACGTGCGTTCTTTACCTTCTCCTGAAGTCCTTCTGGAAGGTCTGAAAATTTCATACCTGAAATATCAACTGTTTCGTCTGTATCTGTAAGTTCATCATAATATGTTACAGGTGGTAAATCTGTCAATGCAAATTCATCATTGATAAAACTTGCAATAGTAGAAAGTCTCTGTTTACCATCCATAATGTCATATACATTACTGTTTCTCTTGCCAGAACCATCATCAAATCTTCTTGCATATACCGCTGGAATCGGAACACTGATAATTGTACTCTCAATCAATCCAGACTTTCTTGCTCTTTCCCATACCAGACCTCTCTGTACAAGATTTGTAAAAACGATTCTCTCATTCTTTACCATAGCTGCTAACTGTTTTGCTCCCCATGTAATACTTGCGTTTTCAAATGACATAATGTTTCCTCCTTGCTATTTAAAATGTTGTGTGTGTGTGTGTGTGTTGGGATTTTTATTTCCCTCTCTTAACTTAACTACATGATACCATATATTCATGTAGTTGTCAAGTAGTTTTAAAATATTTTTTACATATATTCTAAACCAAGTTCTACAGAATAATACATATCAGCTACTTCTTCATCCTGTAAACCGATATATTTCATTGTTACCTGTGTGCTGGAATGACTAAAGCAACATTGTAACATAACTAGAGCTTTCTGCTTATCTTTGGCATTATGCCAACACCAATAGCCCCAACTCTTTCTAAGACTATGAGAACCAATGTTCTGTACAATACCAGCTTCTTTTGCTGTATCACTTATAATTCGCCACAACGATGCTACAACAATAGGTTTCTCTCCTTTTCTGGAGGTAAATAAATACTCATCAATATTATCGTAAGGATATTCAGATAAATAATCTTGTACTGCTTTTTTTACAGTCTGATTAAAATAGAGTTTAACGAATTTACCCTGTTTTCTCTGCTTCATCGGTTGTAATACATAGACATCTTTAAATGTACCATCTTTATTCAAAAAGAATGACCATTTAAGTGTTCGCAAATCACTTGCACGAATCCCCACATTCATACCAATAAAAAATAACAGTCTATTTCTAAATGCAATCTGTCTTTTGTTATCGTCTGGTGCTTCTGCAATATGCTTATCAAATATCTGCACCATAGCAGCAATATTTTCCTCTGTCTTAAAAGCATAAACTTCAGAACTCTCTCCTGATTGTTTATTACAATGAGTACGCTTAACGCTGCCATCTTTATTATACAGTTTTTCGGGCTTTCTCTGGGCTTTCCCATCAACAACCATAAGTTGAATCACATTTGAATTTTCACTCTGCTCAATAGCAGCGTTTGTTATATTCATATTACTCCTCCTTTACCCAGTATCCATACATAGAACATTCTCCAGAATCCCATGTGTCAAAATAATGACCATCCTTGCTACATACATAATGATTTGCCACAATTAAAACGTATGTACCTTCTAAATGTTCTTTTGTAAAACTATCAACAGTAGGACGCTTTGTACCTTTCTTATTACTGATGCCTGTATAAACATATCCTTTGCTTTTTAGAATATGCTCAAATCCATATTTGCAATTCATTGGACACTGAACTTCTCTGGAAAGTCTATACATCATATCATAAGCATCAAGCCATGAAAGATTCTCTGCTTTACAGATTGTTCTGATAGCACAATCTCCATAATTGTCTTTCAGGTCTTTGTCATTAGGTTGATAATAAGTATATCTTCTTTTGCTCATATCAATTACTCCTCTCTTAACTTAACTACACGATACCATATATTCATGTAGTTGTCAAGTAGGTAATTAGATTTTCTCTATATTATTTTTATTCAACTCAAAGACATTAACAACAACTTCGGACTCTCCTCTGCTATCAAAATAAGCTAAGATATTTGACCTAGATATATCTGCCTTTAAAATATACCCTTCTGCTTTGTCGGTATCATATCTATAAGCAAACCATTCTGCTTTGGAATAATCAGTTGTCCATGACAAACCATGAGGATTTCTATTTATTGCAATACCTCTATATACTGTCAAAGACTCTGGAAAATTTTTATATACTTTATACTCCTGTTCATCCATCAGTATTGTTTTATTGCAGCTCTTAAACCATTTGACAATAGTTTTTAAAGATACGTTTACATCTCCATTTGGATTTTCGCTGGTAACCCATGCATGAGCCAACAATTCAGACATATCATTAACCGACAGATATTCTTTTATATATTTGATAAAAGTCAATCTATATGATTTTCTGATAACTAAATATACATCATACACTGTAACAGCAGCATCAATAGTTTCACATACTTGCTTCTGAACCTGTTTCAAATTATCCTCATTTGCTACTATATCAACCATTTTCATTTCACCATTAACTTTAATAGCTTGTATTCCTGTTTCAAAAATTGGATGCATAACAAACATAGGATATAATGATGTTTCAGTTACTTCGATATAAACAAATGATTTTGCAACCGATTTGATTGCATTTATATCAGATTTCTTTTTCATTTTGTTTTCTTAACAACTCCTTTTTCATTTTCTCTCCGTATTCTGTACAAATACATTGTATCACTTTTCTATGTAGTTGTCAACTACATATTATATATTTTTATCACATTCAATTTCAGAATCATAATACCACCATTTACCATCAGTATCCATAAATACCCTTGCAAATGAATCATTCCCTGTTGCAATCACTTTACTATTCAGGTCTTTATACCGCTTTCGTTTCTGCTGCTCCTTCTGCAACTGTGATTCTTCAGCGGTCAGATTATATCTCCCTAATTGCTTAAATTGCTCTATCTGCACTGTAGAATATTGATGTGAGTTTACATCCTCCCAGAACAGCACTGTATTATCAATAATAATATTACCAGTTCTATCCCTGTGCGGTTCTGTTATCTGTTCTGTTTTTCTGTACTTACCATTAGCAAGATTCTTCATGAACTGGTTATTACTGCAATCAGGATTTAATATGTCTTTCTGTATCAACTCCCTGTTCTGCCAGTTCTCCGCTGGTATCACTGGTGTACACTTTTCCTTTATCAGTTCTTTACTAGCAAACAAAATTCCAATTATCCCCAATATGTCAAACATAATCTCACATCCTTCCCATAAAATTGAGATTTTAAGTGTTCAGTCCTTACTATTAAGGTTATACATTAAACAGATAATAGCATATAAATTACCTTAAATCAAGTCCTTTTAAAACAAAAAGGGATAAAGCCTTAAACTTTATCCCTTTACCTTTTATTCCTCTTCGGTTGTATCTCCCAAGTCTACACTCAGGTTGTTGGATTTTCCGAACTTCAATGTAAATTCTCCATCTGCAAACTGCTTCATGAATGTTTCAATAATAATATTCATATTGATACCTGACTCTTTGCAAGTGTCCTTGAAAGCTGCCAGAACCTCTTCATTGATGGTAGTATTTAACATTGCTCTCTTAGGTTTAATACTAGCCATGTTTAGTTCTCCTTCGATAATATTTTTATGGACTATACAATCTTCCATAATAGATTAACTATATGATACCATACATTCATGTAGATTGCAAGCATATTTTATAAATTTTCCATGATGTACCAATTTATCGAACAGGTTTACTAATTTTGCATCTGGAAATGTAATATTTTGCTAATTGAAAGATATTTCTAACTTCCTGAAAAGCTGCAATTAGAATGTCAGACATAGATACTTCGTCATAATCTTCTTCGTATTCATCGTCATATTCTTCCAGCTCATCTTCTAATTCGTACTCATCTGCTTCACACTCAAAGAAATAATCATCCATCCAATATTTCTCTTTTGTAAAAATCAATATGAGTCCAAACGGTATAGATAATAGAGCTATTGTCCAGTCATTTCCTTGAATTTCTTCATTATAAAGTAATCCAGAATTGCATACAACAATAGTTCCTACTATTGTTACCACTCCAATGAATTTCTGTTTGAGGAAATAGAATTTTTCCTTCAGCTCCCTCTCTCTCTCTGATTCTTCGTACATTTTCCTTTCCTCACTTTCAACAATTTTCCCCACTCTGCTTTCATACTGACTTGTGACAGTTAATCTTCCAGATTAGTAGCATTAAGGAAAACTTGTCACCATTAGCAAAATCATAACCATAGGTGACAAGTTTTGTGTATAACCTTAACTATTATCAACTAATTTTCCAGCCTTATATAATTCCTGTTTGTATCTTCTATGTTCCCTTTGAGTCGCAGCCCATTCTTCCTTCGATGGTTTATATCTTCCATCCGCTTTTCTCTCTTTGAGTTGTTGTGCTGCTACTTCGGCTTTCTCAGGAAAAAGAATGAAACTTATTAAACGTCTTGACACATTGTATTCTCTTGCCAATGCTCTTTGAGAGAAAATTCCAAGCTCATACTTATGCCTTATCTCATCTTTCTGTTCGTCTGACAATTTAACTCTTCTATCCTGTTCTCTTGATAATTTGATTCTCTCTGATTTATATGGCATAGTTATTTCTCCCTTATTATATAATTCCTTGTATTATTCTCATCACGCTCAATGATTTTATCCGCTTTATGATTAAGTAACATCTTTATATGTAATCTACTTGTTTCTGCTTTTAAAAAGCCCTCAGACCTTAATTCTTTCATAGTTTTTCCAGACAGTAAATACAATCTATCTGTTACTTTCTGATACTGTAAAGCAATCAAACAATTTCCATAGCAACCTTTATACCAAGGATAACCATGTTCGTCTGTCTGCTCCTTATCGGACAAATCAGCCATACATAATTTTTCCAGAGAATCATTATAATAAAGTACATAATCTATTCCATCTAACTCTTTATATGCCATTATCAATTTCTCCTTTTATCTCACAGATTGGATGGAAGAGATAGTTAGACTAGCCATGTACCGTAGCACTCCACATATTCGCCCCATATCTAGTTTGTCAGGCTTTAGAAACCCTCTCCACCATATATCAGTTACCTTTTATACCATCCAACCTTTTCCTTATAAGCATATCGGATACTTTGGATTTTCCGATGTAGCTTTAATGGATAGTTTTTATCCTATCCATCCATCAGCTTTTATGCTCTGCCTTTGCAGTTTTTCAATCATCAGTTAAAACTTCTAAAAATTCCAAATATCTTGCAATTTCTTTTCTGCACTCTAAAAGACCTTCCTCTAATTCTTTTTGTTTTCCTTCATATTCAAGTGCAAGTCTTTTATTATTACTTATTTTTAACATTTCACAAGTTTCTCTATTATATTTCATATCCAAAACAAGCCCGTGTTCTTCTTTAAGTAACATTAACAATGATTTATTTAACATCTTTCTTCCTCCTTACCTTTTACTGTAGATGTTATCCATCCGACTAGCTGAATTATTCCAGCTAGTTTCGTGCCATTTCAGGACTACTCATCAGGGATGTTTAGAAATTGATTGAAAGACCTTTGATTTCTTCCTTAATCTGTTCTGCTAATTCTTCTGTAAGCTCAACCTCATCATTCCAAATTTCTTCCACGCATTTACACTAACCAATCAGATTTGCACAACCTTCAATAATCATACAAACCATCCATGCTTCAGGATTTTCAAATGGATTCTGGGTTGCTCTACCATAATTCTCCACCTGATAGTCGTACACTTCAGCAGCTTCATCAAACCACTCTTTGATATAATCCATAGCTTTCTGTCTGCTAAAAGTAGCACTACCATTCACATTGATTTCTTCCGTCAAGGTGCTTGATAAATCGCAACCATAGACATCTGTTCCAACATACGCATCCAGATTATCAACGATAAAGTTCTTACAATATTCTTCAAAAGTTTCCATAAATTTATCCTCCATCTTTTTAATTTTCCATTCAACAATTCAGTTAAAGTAGGTACAGGAAGCACCTTCTAGTGCTTACCTTCCAGTGCTTCCTCCTGATTTCATCTAAAGAAATTTTCCAGTTACTTTGTATCTGGAATGTTCAAATAGAATCCATCAGTTTTTGGTTCTGTTGAGATTTCTTCCATTGGCTTGTCTGCATCCATTAAGGCTTTCTTGATTGTTACACAACCAACTGTTACCTCAAGTATGTAATATCCATCGGATTTTTCCTCAAGCTTTCCCATACTGGTGTACCTCCTTTTCCTAAATTCTCCACTCTGCATCTTTATGGGCTTGTGACCATTTGGAATTTCTTCCAAGCTGCATTAAAGAAAAGGGAATGGATTTTATTTTCCATTCCCTTACTTATGATTATTTCGACCAGACACAACCAACTAATTCTCCATCATCGTCATACTCAAAAATTTCTGTGATATTAGAATTTTCCGCTGCTTTCTGTTTTGCTTCTTCCAAGCTCTCTGCTCTATCTAAAGCATAATCATTACCATCTTCCAGTGAGTACCACATAATTTTCCTCCTGTCTATTTCTCTGTCAACTTTGCTTTACCAAATTTCATTGAAATATCCATACGTTCTAAACTTCCTGAAATTTCTCCATATGATTTATCTATTTCAACTTCCAACAGATAAAGTTCTTTGATGTCTTTTTCCATCTGTTCTTTTCCATAATTATTCAATCTGGAAAGAACAAATGCATTACTGTCAACACCACTTTCTCTAAAACCAAAAAGAATTTTTCCACCTGTATATTCAACATCTTTCAGTTTTTCTTCCAAACTGCTCCATGTAATAAACAGGTCACTTGCGTAATACTTACAAATTTTTCCAGCAACCTGAATCAAAAAAGTAAGAATATCTGAATAATTGATGCTAAATTTTCCTTCTTTGGATACTCCATAATAGTAAGGATTCTTATTACTCCAACTACCAGTATCTTCCTTTAAAACAGATTCCATTTCAAAATTTTCCACTGTATAATTCTTGTTATCCATCATAAGTTTTTCCTCCAACCTTTTCACTATTTTTATTCCACTCTGTATTTCTCATCAAGGCTTGTGACTTGCATTGGCTACATTAGAATTTTTCCAAATAAAAAAGGAAGCTGCTTTTACACAACTTCCTTTTCCGTATTGATATTGATTATTGAGTTACTTTTTCGATTTCATTCATCTCTGAAAATTCCAGAGGATAAATAGTAGCTTTATTTTCCATCTAAATTTCCTCCATTGGATTTCCTTTAATAATTGTATAATCATTAGCTTCTAAACATTCTTCCAGTCCTTCTTTGAAGAAATACTGGACAACTGTTTCTGTCTGTACATCTTCAGAAAATTCTTCCGCTGGTTGCCATCCATTATGTTTCCAACCGCAAACTAACTCAAGATTGTAATGTAATGAATCATATCCATCATACCCTTCATAAGATATGACTTTATATACCAGCTTATCTTCATTCTGCACATAGAGTTTTTTATTTTCCAAATATACTCTCATAAAAGCCCTCCTGTTCTATTGGCTTGAAATTTTTCCAATTAAATCCTCCCACTTTCATGTATGTGGTAACTTCCGTTCTTCCTTTAGGTGTAAAAAGAATTTTTCCATCTTTGTCCATCAGAGCCATCGCACATTTCGGATGCATGGTTGATTGTACTTTTCTTTTTACACTGAAAACCTAGTGGATGCTATTCTCTTAACAATTAGTAGGACTAGGCGGTGTTCAGTTGTCGGATTTTCCATCAAGATAAACTACCTTGATTTTAACAATTTTTCTAACCAATATCAATACCTTTTATCTTCTTTTCTCCACTCTGCATTTACAAGGGCTTGTGACCTTTAGTGTATAAAATTCTCCACTAGCTGCATTAGAGAAGGCGGTTGTCTACCGCCAAATCTCTTTAATCTTCCAGTAAGTTATCCAACAACCTGTTTACTTTTTCCATGTCGTTGTTGTCTGCTGCTTCCAGAATATCATCAATGATTTTTTCCATCAGTTATCAACCTCTCTGTCAATTACATAATCAAATCTTTCCAGAATATCATCCGCATAATTTGTATCAGGATTGTAAATGAAGTAAGTTAAAATTGTATCGCCTTCCTGAAAATCTTCCACACTTCTATATGAAATGTAATAATAATCAGGGTCAGCACAATTCAAAACTCTTCCATCTCCATCAGAATTTTCCACAACCCCAATGCACTTTTCAATGATGATTTTTCCTTTTCGATTTTCCAAATCTTCCAGACTTAAATCAGCACTATCAACTATTTCAATAGCACCAATTTCTTCCGAAAGTTCTCTGTAAAAGTCCAAAGAATCAGACTTAAAAGAACCAACTCCAACCGATTTTTCCGCAGCTTCTACCTTTACAGGTTCTACTGCTTTTGTGTTACATCCAGAAAATACTCCAGTTGCAACCATAGTTATCATTGATAATACAAGAAATTTTTTCCTCATAATAAATTCTCCTTTTCCTTATTCAGTTTGTAGTTTCCTACGACAAGCGGAAGAAAGGTAGGTAGGAAGGTAAAACTTCCGCTTGTTTCGGCTGGTTACTATCCAGCTCTCATCAGGTAGGTAGAAACAGTCAAATGACTGTATTTTCCGTTAAAATTCTGTATCAACAACTGTCAGGATTGTTACCCATAAATCAATATATTGGGTACTCCATCTATAGTTATCTCTATCTTCAAAATCAGATTTTCCAGTGATAACATATCCAACCTGTTTTGTTCCATCTGAAGTATCAACAAACATATCCTGTTTTGTTTTCAGAGCGTTTTTAGAAATTTCAATATATGAATTTTCATAAACTTTCTTCTGATATTCCAACAAGGCTTCCTTTAAAGTTTCGGCTTTGATTCTAATTTCTGGAACTATATCCGAATCAATCCACCACTTTTTGTTGTTGTATTCCTTCATAGTAGTTGTTGTTTTGAAAATATAATTATTCATATATAGTTCTCCTTTTATCTTTATTTGTGGATTCCCACGACACTCCCAACTTCGGGAGTGTTTCGGCTGCTATCCCTGTCAGCCATCATCAGGTGGGGTTAGAGCTTCATAAGCTCCTCTAAAAATGCTTCTCTATTAGCGTCTATAGCTTTTCTGGTTTCCTCATAAGGTCTACCAAACTGACCATCAAGAATCTCCCTTGCGATACCATCATATTTTTTAATCAGGTCTGAAGGGATTCTATCTCCAGCCATGTTTCTATAACCTGTCGTTATTGCCATATCTCTACTATAATCAATGTAAATATCGCAGTTCCAACCATAAATACCAGCGTTGTAAAACTGTGGGTCATATCCATTGAAAATGTGTGCTAAGTCACAATAACCAGCTCTAAAAACCTTTCTATAGTTATATCTAATAGCCTTCATAGTAGTTTCCATTTTATTCATAATATTTACCTTCCTTTTCCTATATTTGGGTATAATCCCGACTCCCTGATATTCAGGGAGTTTCGTCTTAATTTTCAAAGACTCATCAGGGGATTTTATGCAACTTTCATAACTTCATCTAAATAGATTCTTAAAGAACCTTTTCTAATAAAAGCTCTACCAGAAGTTGAGTAGTGTACCATATGTTTATGAAAACCCCACTCATTTTCGCCATTGTGCCAACTACATACATAATCACAATCGTATTTATCATTTTCATCAGGTTCATAAACCTGAAGTCCAAAAGTACCACTGATATATGCAGCTCCTACTGGTTTTTGATTTGCGTATCTTTTATACATAGCTTCCTTCATTTTTATTTACCTTCCTTTTTACCTTTTTATAGGGCTTTCCCTACCCCATCCCCGAAGGGATGGACGCTTGCAACCTAAAGGGCTATTTATACACGTTGCAACGTGTTATGATGTATAACCTTAATAGTTATGCTAAACAAGAATCATAACAAATATCTTTGTTGTCAATAGCTTTTTCAATAGCCTTCTTGTTTACACTCCAGCCTAAAAACTGATATAAGAACTGATACAAGTATTTCATAGTAGTTACACTATAATCCCAGTCTCTACCCAGTGTGAGCCTTGCAGCTCCCTTTTTTGAGTTGTCAATGATTGCAATAGTGCTATCATAAGACTGGAATACAATTCTAGTATCATCTCTGATAATAAACTGATTTGCTACTTCTCTACCACTTCTTGAGCTTGTCATGTTTTCAACTTTCATCATAATTTTATACCTTCCTTTTTTATAATCTCTTTTTACTTTGTAGCCACTCACATTTTTACAATCGGACTTGTGACCGCCTTCGGTATGTTTAACCCTATTAAGGTCACACCTATAAAAGCGTATAACCTTAATAGTTAGTAAAAAGATAAAAGGAAAAGGAATATTCACTTTCCTGAAGCGTTACTTTCTAAAGTGGACAAGTCACACCTTATACGGACTACTTCAGGCACTTATTAAGTTATCAAGGTTCAAAGGTTTTACAAACAACTTTGCTTCGCTTGATTGCTTCGCTTGATTGCTTCGCTTGATTGCTTCGCTTGATTGCTTCGCTTTGTTCTTTGTACCTTTATACTATCATATCTTTATGTAGTTGTCAAGTAGTTATTTTAACTTTTTTGAAAAAGTTTTTTGTACTTTTCAACTGCTTTTATATGATATTTTCAAGGTGCTTCAAAACTTCGCTTTGTTTTCTTGCGTTGTCTTGTTTGTTTGTAGCTTTATATTATCATGCTTTTATGTAGTTGTCAACTACAAATTTATATTTTTTTCAATTTATTTTTTATGGTTGCTTTTCTGCTTTTATTCTTTCCAGATTATTATATATAGTTTATTTCTGCTTTTCTTTTCTATGGGGTTTATTTAAGCTTTAAAGGGCTTTTATTGCTTTAATGTATATTATATAGGGTTATGGGGTTGTATTGACTGTATAGGGCTTTAAAGGCTTTTAAAGGGGTATAAGGGTATATAATAGGGGTTGTATAGGTGTATAAGGTTATACAATGATATAAAAGGGATATAAGGCAGCATACAAGGGATATAAAAGGGCTTCAGGGGGTGGAGCTGGAAAGAATGAAAAGAGGGAAAGAAAAGAAAATAAAATTGCTTTATTGTTTGGGTTTATGGGGTATGGTATAGGGTGGAGGGGTGGACTGTATAAGGGTATAAAGTGGAGTTTATAGGGTTGTTTGTGGGCTTGTTTGGGTGTATTTGTGGGGGTTGTATGGTATTATATAGGGTTATATTTATATAAAAGTGGGAGAAAGTATGGAAAAAAAGGGGGTTTTTGTGGGTTTTTGGTTGCTTTTTTGTGTGGGAGTGGGTGGAGTTCTGGAAAGTTTGGAAGGGGGTGGAGGGTGTAAAGGGGTTTATTTTATGGAGTTATGGAAGTATCTATATAAATTTTTTGAGCTGGAAAGAATAAAATAATAATCGTTATTATTTTCTGAAAACTTCTATATTTGTTATACATATAGTTATGAATACTACATGAAACAATATTCTATATTATGTGAGGGGTATTTATATAAAATGAATGTGAAAAAAATACAGTCTTTCACATTGAAAAAATTAAATCCTTAAAATAAGGGGGTAGGGGGCTATTTTACAAATATTTTTTGATTTGAGCCGACCAGCAGCCGACTGTCTGATAAAACTCTTCCCAACCAAAAAATTTTTTACACTTATCTTTCATTCTAAATCATTCTAAATCATCCCAAATTACCAAAAATCATCAACATCCAATTTAACATTCTCCCTTTACCATATCAACATATATCTTTATGTACAACGGTACAATCAACGGTACGAACCTATCTCTTACTCTCTTATTTACCAGATTATCTATCAGAAATCATCTGTTTTTCCTGAATCATATTCCAAATCACAATCCAATTTAACCTATTTACACTACAATCAATATACCAATCTAATCTTATTCTATTTCAAGCCTAACAAATATCCCTTTATCTCATCCTATCTAAAATGCCTAATTTATAATACCAATTTAATCCCATTTCAACACTCTTAAATAGTTCCAAATATCCAAACTTAATATCCAGAATATTATTATCCCTCTTTTATTCTTCCTCTATCTCTCTTACCAGAACCAATTCAAATAGCTCAAATTAATCATATGAAACAATCCAATATCAACTACATTCTAACTACAAGTATATTTTAATCCTCTGCCAGAGAACTTTATTTAACAGAATCCTTATTAAAAAGTATTTAAAATAAAGCTCTATTTTTGCTTCTACCGTTAATTCTTTCCGTTAATTTATATTCTACCTTAATTTCAATATTTTCTAAATTTTTACCGTCTAATTCGATTTTACATAAAATAAAGCAATATGATTTTTACCGTTATTTTTAATCATTTTTGAAGTTATTCATAAGGTATCCAATAAGTATCTATTCATTCTTAACTATTCATCAAATACTTTGATTACTTTACATAGGTTACTTCCTAAATTTGAGAAAAATCTCGTATAATAATTTTAGGCATCATTTTTAATGTCAGCATCACTTTTAATGTCACATGACAACAAGATTTTTGACTCCATCTCTCGCCAGAGAGATAACTATTCTTATTGTAATAGGTATCTTATATGTTTAGAACTGCAAAAACGTGACAAGATTTGTACCAGCTTTTCATACCTTGAGAAAAAGCAGGTACAAGATTTGTACCAGCTATTGCGTTTTACCTACAATGTGATTATTTGATAGTGAAATATATTATCTTTCTTGGCGATTGGAGGTGATTAACATTGCTGAAACAAAAAGTGAATACATACCTGTGCAATTAACAGGGGATGCTGGGAAGTATATTACTATCCCATCTTCTATTATCTTAAACAAGGATATGGATGTTATGCGTGTTGCAGCTTATTCATTTTTTATGTTTCGAAGAGGATTAGACAGTTGTTTATATTTTTCAATCAATGCAATGATACATTGGTTCAATAAAAAGCCCAACAGGAATAAAGGACGTATCAATGATAAATTACTTGGTGTAATTAGTGACTTGAAAGACTTGGGGTATTTAACATATCCAGAAGATGTGTTTACGAAAACAAGTAAAGGTACTGCTCCTATTTGGGAACAATTTGTAGAAGCTTCTTTTGACACAGTTAGTGCTGCACAAGAAAATAATCATAATAGATTTGCTATTATTTATCTTGACGAGATAAAAGCTATTATGAATTATCAGGGTAATCCTAAAGATGTGTATTTAAACAGTTTTTCATTATTGTTGGTATTTGCTTATTTACGAATGTCAATTATGCGAAGGTCTAATCAGTATAGATTAGACGAAGATATTTTGGAAAAGCAGATACAATTTCCTGAAGCTTATAATGATTATTATAAAGATATGGCTGATGAATTAGGAGTGTCTGTACGCACATTTGGAAAAATTGTAAATTGTCTCAGGGATGAATTACATTTGATTCAGTTTGAGGAAATTGGAAGAACAAAATATATAACTGACGATGGAAAAGTAAAATGGAAAACCAATCATACTATATTTTGTAATTCCTATAAACGAGAGCGTGATTATCTACTCACTGATTCAGAATCATACTGGATTACTGAAATAGCAAATAAAAAACAAAAAATTGGAATCAAAGGAGATTAGAATGTGGATACTTTAGCAAATAAAATTTCTGATAGTTATTATGAATTATCAGAACGAGATTTTTACCCTCCAGAAGATAAACGCACTTTTCGTTCTGGTGTGTTGAATACTGATGGAGATAGTTATGAAGAATTTGCACAAGACTATAATGATATGTGTGAAGAGGAAGAAATGTATGAATTATAATTAACTATTAAGGTTATACACTTAATAGTAAGAAAGGTGAAATTATGTTAGATACTCAAATCAATATATATAGTGTGGATACAGGTAACTTTTATAGTAATCACGAAGCTCATCTACACTGGTTAAATCACAAATTGCGTTCCGAAAGAAATGTTTTGGTACAAAAATCAAAAGATATAGCCAGTGAACTTTTTAAATACGGAATTGAGCAAAGTGATTTGGATACAATGTTAAAATCTGAATATGATTATTCAGGTTGGGGCGAAGATACAGAACGTATTCAATCTCTTGGAAATGAATATGTCAACCTCAAAGAATTGATTGTCATGAAAAACAGAAAAATCAAGTACAGCAAAGATACTCTTTTACAACTTCTGGAAAATAAAGTCAATGCAAATATTGTTTCTGATGGAAAGCATCATATTCGTGAATTAAAGGAAAATGATGTTTCTGATAAAAAAATAATTTCTGTATTTGATTCTTCTTTTACAAGAATGATACACGCACAACCTAATGAACTGTCAGAAGATTTTATGGTTGTTCAGGTATATTATTTTGATATAATCAAGGATTTAATATACTACGGATTTACATATAAGGGAGAAAAGTATATTTACTTTACTTCTTCTGCTGGTCAAATTCGAACAAAGAAAACTGTATTCATTAAAGAATCAACATGGAAAAAATATGAAAAAACAATTATGTGTGGACTAACAATAGATGTCATTAATTCAAAAGGTGGTAATAATCCTAATAAGCATTTGGCATACACCGCATTAACCAACTCTGCTACAGATGCATGGGAAGAATTTGATATTGACAAGACGATTGTTATTGATGATTTTGAGACAAATGTGTTTGGAACATATGACTTGGTAGATGATGCAGACTATTCTATCAAGCGTGTATCAGATTATGTGCCAATTACTCATACCGATGGGGCTGGAATGATGTTACCTCATATGGGTAAAAACAGAATGGTTCGCCTACCTTGGGTAAAAGGACTACTTGGAAAATTTGATTATGTTCATTTTATAGAGGTTAATGGTTGTTCTTCTATCATTAAGGACATTTATGGAAAAGAACATGATATTATCGCAGAAGGCATTGAAATCATATTTACAAAATCACAATTCAAGATGTGGAAGTATTATGATTCATGGGAACAATACAAAGAGTATTATAAAAAATATCATTGTACTGCTGGATATACTAATCTTGAAGAGGATAGAATAAGAAATGCAAAAATCAATTATCAAATGCTTCAGACATTAACTGATATTACTGATGAGGAGATATTAGAAATTGCAAAACCATCTATCAATAAATTGCAAAATCTTTGTTCTTCTGTTGAGAACATTAAAGATGCATTTGGTATTACTCCTTATAATTTACATAAAAATTCGTTTCAAAAGTCTGTAGAATTATATCCTGACCTATTGAATGACGAATATGTAAAAACACAACTGAGGAATACTAAAGATAGCATGATAAAACAGTATAAGTCTGGAAAATTACAGATTTATGGAAAATATACTTTTTTACTTCCTGATTTTTATGCAGCTTGTCAATATTGGTTTCAGGGAATAAAAGACCCTGAAGGATTATTGGCTGACCAAGAAGTATTTTGTTGGTTATTTAGAAAATCAGATAAGTTGGATTGTTTACGTTCTCCTCATCTTTACAAAGAACACGCAATAAGAAAAAATATTGCATATTGTAAAAATGAACGTCAAAAACTTATAAAAGAATGGTTTGATACTGATGCCATTTATACCAGTTGCCATGACTTAATTAGTAAAATTCTTCAGTTTGATGTAGATGGAGATAAGTCTCTTGTGGTGTCTGACAGGAAATTTATTGAAGTCGCAGAAAGAAATATGAAAGGGATTGTTCCTTTGTATTACAATATGCGAAAAGCATCCCCCACTCTTCTAACATCTGAAAATATTTATAATGGATTGGTGGCTGCTTTTACAGGTGGAAATATTGGATTGTATAGTAATAATATTTCCAAAATTTGGAACAGTGAAGTATTTATTTCAGGAACACCAGAGGAAAAACAAGAAGCTATTGACCTTGTTAAACTACTTTGTATGGAAAATAACTTCGTCATTGATTATGCGAAAACTTTATATAAACCGCAACGTCCAAAAGATGTTCATGAAAAAATCATTGCTCACACTAAAGAGAATGTTCCTCATTTTTTCAAATATGCAAAGGATAAGGATGAAGTACAGGTTTCAAATATAAATGCAAGTTTTGTAAATAAGCTAAATAGCATTATCCCCAATCCGAGAATTAATTGTAGGTCATTAAAATTAGGAACTATAGATTATAAGTTGCTTATGCACAATCCCGATATTGAATGTCGTGTTGATTTTACTGATAGAGGAAAATTAATAAAGGAAAAGACTGACCCCTTGATTGTAAAATATTGTGAGTTGAGTAGCAAACATCATTTTCAAATCAATCTAAATTATAAAGAAAATCTTTCTCCTGATTTAATGAAACATTCTCAAATAGTACAGGATTTATTATATAAAAATATTTCAAATGAAATAAAAACAGCTTTATCTGAATTTGGATATAGTGAATCAGAAATAGCCGACATACTTGTAAAATATTTATACGGAATTAAGAAAAGTAAACACAAAGTTGCATTATGGTTATGTTATGGAAATATCATTTATGAAAATATAAAAGAAAATGGATGTAAAAATAATCATAAAAGTATTCAGTGTGTAGATTGCGGAGAATGGTTTGATGTGTTGACAAAAAATAATAATACTTGCAGATGTCCAGATTGTTATGAAGAATATAGAAAAAATCGTAAATTAGAGACTCAAAGAGCAAGAAGAAACAAAATGAAGTCGGGTCAAAAAATTTTATAAAAGTCTTACAATTAAGGTTATATGCCAAAATTGAGAATTTTTAAAAGCCCTTGTTTTAAGGGCTTTTAAATTTTTTGAAATGTTCATTAGGGGGAAAACAAGCTAATTTGTGTAGTTTTAAAAAATTCCCATGAAATTTAAGTAAGAAGGAGGTTATACCAATGGGTACAGTTAATAAAGAAAAGTTCACAAAAGAACGTCTTATTAAGCGTATTGCGGATGCAGAGCATAAAGATATTGCTCTTGTACGTTCTATATATAACTCTTTAGAAGATACTGTAGTTGAAGCACTTGCTTATGCTACACCTAAGACAGATGTTTCAGTAAAATTATTTGAAGGAATTACTCTTGAAAGTTCTCATGTTCCTGAGAAGGTTAAGAAAAATAACCTTACTGGAAAGAACATTACTGTTGCGGAACATATTAAAGTGAAAGCTAATATTACACGCAATTATCAGGAAAAGATTAATTCTTAATTTGTTATAAGCAGTTAAACTGTTTATATAAAACCACCTGTTGATTCTTGTGGTTACTTCTTACATTCATATTTAACCTTTCTTAATGAGGGTGTACATACACCCGACTTTGGCTCTATGGTATAAAGGCAATTATATCCGACTGTCTCTCGGAAGATTTGGGTTCGATTCCCAATAGAGTCGCTTATTGGAATGTAGTTCAACAAAAGTTGGATGATTTCGTTCTAATTATTCCCTTATAGCTCAGTTGGTAGAGCGTCTGGCTGTTAACCAGAATGTCACAGGTTCAAGTCCTGTTGGGGGAGCTTATAGGAAGTTGGTGTAATGGCAACACAACAGTCTCCAAAACTGTAAGTTTAGGGTTCGAATCCTTAACTTCCTGTTTTATGGGCGAGTATGCAAAATGGTGAAGCAAGCTGACTGTAAATCAGTGACGTAAGATACATTGTGGGTTCGAATCCTACCTCTCCCATTTATAGTGAAAGTATTTTAAAAGTAGAATATCCGAATTTATGAATAAGACAACGGAAGGTAGAGGTTCAAATCCTCTCTTTCACTAATTTGCTGGTGTGGTGGAATTGGCAGACACATTGGGTTTAAGCCCCAATTGCATATAGCAGTACGAGTTCAAATCTCGTCACCAGCATTGTGCTTCTCTACATAATGAGAACCTTTATTTTAGAGTGTGTGGTGTAATGGTAGCATACGTGATTTGGGGTCATGGGGAGCAGTTCAAATCTGACACATTCTATTTCTATTGCGGAATAAAGCAGCGGTTAGCTTACCAGTCTCATAAGCTGGGTGTCGTGAGTTCGAATCTCACTTCCGCATTAATAATGGTATAACTTTGCGGAGTTATAGCAGATGAAAACCTACTGCATTAAGGTAAGCAATGACCTTAATTATGGCTTCGTGGTCAAATGGTTAAGACACCACTCTTTCAAGGTGGGATTGATGGGTTCGATTCCCTCCGAAGTCATTATGGTGTATTTAGTTTAATGGTAAAACGCTAGATTGTGATTCTATGGTTGAGGGTTCGATTCCTTCAATACACCTTTTGGAGAGTAAATCTATATGGTATAGAGCCTGTCTGCTAAACAGTGCGTACCGAAAGGTATTTAGTTCGATTCTAATGCTTTCCGTATGGGATTGTAGTTCTAATGGGAGAATAACTGCTTTGCAAGCAGAAGGTTGTGGGTTCAAATCCCACCAGTTCCATTTTGGATGTGTAGCCAAGCGGTATGGCAACTGGCTTTTAACCAGTATATCGAAGGTTCAAGTCCTTTCACATCCACTATTGCTCCTATAGTGATAATGGCAGCACGTTTGACTTGTAATCAATTAGTCACAGTTCGAATCTGTGTGGGAGCTTATGCATTATTGGTCTAAAGGCTATGATTTCTGATTTCCAATCAGACGATATGGGTTCGATTCCCATATAATGCTTGTATCCGTATAGCTCAATGGAATTAGAGCATCGTTCTTCTAAAGCGGTTGTTTTCGGTTCGAATCCGA